AAGAACAAACAGACGAAGAGCGAGACATTATCTGGGACAGGCTATACAAAGAGCAGTTCTTGAAAACAAGAGCTTTTATAAAAGGATTAGAAACCGCGTATGATGAGGCGCATAGGGAGATTAAATGAAAGATGAGGTAGTTAAAAAGTTGTTGCAATACCTTGGAAATGTTGAATCATTTTTAAGCTCTGAGATACCAGCAACACTCAAAGAGTTTGTTTCATATGGTATTGTTTCCAATCTTGTTTTTCTAATTATTTTTAGCATTCTCTTAGGCCTAAGTATAATGTTGATTTTCAAGAATCTATTTAAAGTTGAAGCAGCTACAAACTTTAATCTTATTAAGGAAGGTACAGGAAAATATCTTATAGGGACTATAGTGGGCTTTATATTGGGGATTATTTCTTTGATTAGCTGTTTACTCTATTTGGAATATTTTTTAATGGCCTGTTTAGCGCCAAGAGTTTATTTAATCCATCTTATTAAGGCGTTGTAAAATCTGAAATTGGTCTTAAATCAAGAATAATCTATTTTAGTATTTGTCAATTAATTTTTTTAATATTATCTTAAGCTATATTTAACAAGAGGGTTGATATGGCTACTACCTATGGTCTTAGGGGTTTCGAAGAATTTTACACAGATGATGACAAAGATATTAAATCTCGAATGAAGCAGATTTATAATGATACAGCTTCAATTACTCAAGAGCGCTGGCTTCAACAATCCATAGACGAAAGGTTTTATGCAGGAGATCAGAGCCTGTGGAATGAGTTTTACCAGTCTATTCCAATAGCTAGACGCAAACAGTTCAATTTTAACAAGATTAAAAGAATAGTTAACATGGTCTCAGGCTATCAGCGCCGAAATAGAAAGAGCTTGAACGTTGTCCCAGTTGAAAACCAAGACCAGCAAACATCGGATCAATTCTCAAAGCTGTTAGTGTGGGCTAACAATCAAGAAAAAACAATGAACACCGTCTCAGATGCCTTTTTAGGCTCTCTGATAACAGGAATGAATTTGCTGTCTGTTTGGATGGATTACAGAACTGATCCCTTCTCAGGTGACTTAAAGGTCGATAACCTTGGATATAATAGCTACCTCATTGATGTTAATTTTAAAAAGCAAGATTTATCAGATTGCAATTATATTTGGACCAGAAAGTTTTTATCTAAAATTCAAATAGCTTCTTTAATGCCGGAACATAAAAAAGATATTATGAAAATGAATGGTGACTCCAACAAAGACGGATATTTTAATTTTCTTCCTGAAAACTATCAGATGAATCAACGTGATTTCTTACCTTTTGATGAGTTTTGGTACTTGGATTACAGAGATGCAACGGTCATTTTAGACCCAGTTAATGAAGAGAGCATGGAGTGGGAAGGCCCTGAAGAGAATTTAAAAATGTTTTTAATGAGATATCCACAGCTTAAGACTAAAAAAATACAAAAGCAGACCTGTAAGTTAGCCATCTCGGTCAATAACAGAGTCTTATATAATGGCAAAAACCCGTATAAAGTAGATAAATACCCATTTATTCCAGTCATGGCCTATTACCAGCCAGAAATACCATATTATGAGTGGCGAATACAAGGGATGGTCAGGGGTTTAAGAGACTCACAGTTTATATTAAATCGTCGCCAACAAATCTTGCTAGACGTTCTCGAGAGCCAAGTAAACAGTGGCTTAAAAGTAATGGAAGACTCGCTAGTTGATGACAAAGACGCTTTCAAATCAGGTCAAGGCCAAGCGTTATTTATTAAAAAAGATGCTCCTCTTGGCCTACAGTCTATTGAAAAAATTATGCCAGCGGATGTATCACCTGCATTTATACAGGTCATTGATCAGATGAACACAGATATCATGGAGATATCTGGTGTTAATGAAGAGTTACTAGGATCGGCTGAGGACGACAAAGCAGGCATCTTATCCATGCTTAGACAAGGAGCTGGACTAACTACCTTGCAAATACTATTTGACAACCTAGATCAAAGCTTAAGCAATCTTGGCGGGCTTGAGATAGATATGATTCAGGCTAATTTTTCACCGGCAAAAGTAAGAAGAGTTATAGAAGAAGAGCCGTCAGAGCAGTTTTTCAACAAGACTTTTCAAAAGTTTGATTGTGTTGTTGTTGAGGGGTCAGATACTGCAACTCAGAGAATGCAAGCTTTTCAACAGGCGTTGCATTTAAAAGAAATTGGAGTGCCTATCCCATCAGAGTTCTTGTTAGAGATGTCAACATTGCAAAATAAAACAAAGGTTATTGAGCAGATACAAGCTCAAGAGCAACAGCAAGCCCAGCAACAAGAAATGCAGATGCAAATACAGATGCAAGAATTGCAGGCTAGAGCTAACTTGGCTAATGCGCGCGCCGAAGCGGATAAGGGATTGGCTGTCGAGAGAGAATCGAGGGTCTATAGCAACCTTTCTCTTATGAAAGAAAGAGAAATGGAGGGCGTAAAAGACCTTGAGCAAGCAACTTTGGACAAGATTAAGGCAATTAAAGAGCTTCAGGGCATAGATTTGGATCAGATACAAAAAGCACTGGTTATTATTGAACAAATGAAAGGTAAAGAAGAGGCGGCTGCTGACACTGGTGGAAGCATCGCTAAACAATCACCAATTGAACAAATGAGAGGTATGTAACATGTTAAAAAAAATAATTATATTTTCAACTTTATCAATGTTTTTAATTGGCTGTAGCAGCTGCAGTAAGATAAAGCAATCATATGATAAAAACTTTCATGATAACCCAATTGAAGAGGCTATTGAAGACGTAATAAAAGACACAACAAACATTGAGGTTGATTTTTCAGCAGATGTTGAGGAGAAAAAAGATGAAAGCAAAAGCAACAAATAGATTAAGACTAAACAGGAATAAATCACCATGTAAGGCTGTTGATAAAGAGACAGGCAAGCCAGCAGGCCCGGGATATGGAAAAGGTCAAGGCAGAGGAAATGGTAAAGGCCGTAATATTTCAACAAGCAAGAAGAAGACGTAGTGTATAGATATGGATGATAGTTTTAAAGAATCCTTGAATCATGGATATATATGTACAGATTGTGCAAGAAAATTAGGAGCTAGTTTTCCAGCTGGTCATATATGTACTTGGCATAATGGAAAGTGTGATTTCTGTAGTGAAAAAAGTGGTTTATGCCACACATCAGATTGGGACTGGCCCAATAATTTAAGATATTTAAGCAAAAACAGGGAAATATGAAAGTAATCTATGAATTTAATCCAGACTCAGAAGAGTCAGATGATATAAATAATTTGAAAATGTTTCAAAACGCTAGCAACATGTATATTGCACTAACAGATTTAGATAATCTGAGAAGAATCTTGTACAAGGGCTGGAAGTATTATGACGATTCAACAGATCTACTGGACGATGACAAGCCGGAAGACAAAGACGAAAATGTATATTCGAGTATTAATGTTGAGGAATTATTAGACGACATAGTGTCAATATTAAATGATTCTAAAATCTTTGAAATTAACTAGCTAAAAAGAAACAGAAATAATAATATCAGGTTATTGACAGAATCGTGACTTGCCTTTTAGGTGGGTTCGTAGGGGGCTGATTCCCCCCGCCTGTCTCATTTATGAGAGGCTTCGAAGAATCGAGAATACCAGATAATGGGCAGACTGATGAATATTAACAATAATCAGCTTAGAGGGTGTAAGTCCCTCCTCTCTTTATTCTTTTTTAATTTTCCTAGTGTATGCAATTTTTATAGCAATATAGTTTAATAATCTTTTTGCTTTGCCTCTATGCAATCTTAGATGACAACTACAGCACAATCTTATCCAATTTGTACAGTCTAGGGGATTGTTTTTAGTATTCATGTCAATGTGATGTGTTTGTACATTTTTTGTTGATTCACAAAATTCACACTTATTTCCTAATAATTTAACAGAATATTTGTGATATGTGTCCCAACTTGATCGTCCTTTCCAATTTGGATTTCTTTCGTTTTTATAACTAAGAATGCCAGATTTAACATAACATTTATGGGAACAAAATTTTGCATTTTTATCGTAAGATTTAAATTGTTTTTTACAAATTAAACATATTTTCATATGATGACCTTATCTTTTATTTAACCCATAGAAGATAATAGTTGAAACAATATTAAAAATCAACCCGAGAGGAGCATTTATGCGACGCCGAGAGGGAAAAAGTAAAGCGTCAAAAGAGAAACTAGTTGAAAAGAAAGCAGCTAGCTATCCATCAAGATATAAGGGTGAGTTATCACCTGAAAAAGATGTTGTAGTAGGTCAAAAAAAGCCTTCTTACAAATCTAGATATAATTAATTTTCTTATTTTTATATGTATAGCCCTTGTGTCAAATTAAAACTTGACACGAGGGTTTTTTTTTGTACAATGAAGTCAAATTAAAATTTTAATTACACATTGTATGGCAGTTAAATCTAAAGTATTTCAATCTCAAGTTCAAATTAAAACCTCAGATCATGACATTGCAGCAGGTGACCTAAGCAGTGAAATAGGCAAAACCTATATGAAGCGCCTTTGGCATCTAATAGATTTTCATGAGGGGTTTAAAAAGGAAAAGGTCTATTTTTTATCAACAATAAGAAAGAATCCTAAAAATCTTCAAGAGATAAATATTAACATCAATGCCATGGCTAAACCTCTGACATATCTGCGTGAGTCAATGGATTTGTGGGAGTATGACTACAAAAAAGAAAAGTTAAATTTGCTTTGGTCGCTGCCACACAGAATTGAAATGAAAAACTTTCTTCGCACTCCAGAGAAATACAGCAAAGATCTCATAAAGTGGATCACGCTGTATTTAAAGCAAGAAAAACTTGATCTAAATGACAATTCGTCGCAAGTAATTGGTTCTTAGTATCTCTATTTTTTCTCCTTGGTTTATCTTCATGATTGCTTGCGGCTTTTATATATAATAATATTTTTATTTCTATATATTAAAATTTTTAATACTATCAAATTTAATTTATAATTATCGCTAGTCGGCGTAAAGGCATTGTACGGAAACTCCGTACAGTTCACGCGTAAATAGGTATCGCAACCTAGAGGAGGCACATGACCGACGAACAAGCACAAGGCGTAAATACTCAGGAAACCGCCGTCCCTGATGTGGAAATCGAAGGACAGAGCCAGGAGCAAGAGTCTCAGGAAGCAACAACAGCCGTTGTAGAACCCGACAAAGGGTCAAAGGATTACAACTGGCGTCAGATGCAAAAAAAGAATGAGGATCTTGACCGTCAAGTCAAAGAGTTGATGCGAAGAGATGATGAAAGAAACCGCCCTCCACCTCCAAAGGAGGAAGAAGAGCTAAACAACCTAGCTGATGACGATATTTTGACAGTAGCGCAAGCTCGGAAAATGTCAGAGACTCAAGCTAAGCAGATTGTAAAAAAAGCTCTAGCCGATAGGGAAAAGGCGTCTTTGCCAGATCGAACTCGCTCACAATTCAATGACTTTGACTCAATAATGACAGAAGAAAACATTAAAAAACTTGAAAACAAAGAGCCTGGACTTGCTGCTGCATGTGCTAGTGCACCGAATCCTTGGGAAGCGACCTATAAGATACTAAAAGCGTTTGTATTGCCAACTCAAAGCGGCAAAGAAGTTAAGGGGGACACAAAACTGAAAGAAAACATGTCCAAACCTGCATCATCCAACTCAGTTGGAAGAGCAGGACCTTTATCTAATGCAAACACATGGTCAGAGGCTTCGCGGGATGAGCTGTACAATGAGATGATGCAGTCATCGAGACAGTCTTAAAAAAAGAGGTCATAAATGACAACAACTAGTGGTGTTTTACCGTCTCCCGTTCAACAACGGTTTTCGGCGAAACTATTATCTACACCTCAATCAAGGTTGATTCATAGACTTGCTGCTGTACCGTACAAAATGCCAGCCCATTCTGGAAGTATTCTTCGCATGAGAAGATATGCCAGATTAGAGACAGCTCCTGTACCGGTTAATCCAGCAATGATGAATCCACCGTCTCAATTATTAACAGCTGTTGATATTGATGCAACTATTGATTGGTATTCTACATATGTAATTATCACAAAAGAGGTGACTTTGCAGAACCAAGATGGTCCATTAAATCAAGCTGTAGCAAGACTTGGTCAATCCATGAGAGAGACAGAAGATCAGCTAATTAGAGACATGCTAGAGGCAACAGCAAGTATAGTAAACTGTACTGGTGGAACTAATGCAGACAACCCAACAGAAGCTGTTAGATCGGATTTTGACGGCGTTGTGGGCACACTCCAGAACAACGACGGTGACTTTGTTACCGATATGATAACCGGCGAAAATAAGTATGGAACGGGCCCTGTGCGCGATTCTTATATTTGTATGGCCGATAGCAATATGATCGGACAGCT